CAACATCGGGCGTCAGATTTCTGTCTACATTCCCGCAGAAGATGTGATCGTGCCTTACGGCGCTTCACATATTGAGTCTGCCGAGCGTGTGACCCATGTCATGCGTAAGACCAAGAATGACATCAAGAAGCTACAGGCCGCAGGTTTTTATTGCGACTGCGACCTTGGTGAGCCACAGAGTTTCTTCTCCGACATCGAGAAGAAAAAGGCTGAAGAAGGCGGCTACGAACTTACGAACGACGACCGCTACACCCTGCTGGAGATTCACGCAGACCTGATTATTGATGGTCTTGATAATGAGGAGGGCGAAGATGCAATCCAGATTGCCAAACCTTATGTCGTCACCATTGAGCGAGGAACTAACAAGGTTCTCGCAGTGCGTCGTAACTGGGATCCAGACGACGAACTCATGCTCAAACGCAACCACTTTGTACATTATGTCTATGTACCCGGTTTTGGTTTCTACGGTCTGGGCCTCATTCACATCATCGGTGGCTATGCTCGCGCTGGCACATCGCTTATCAGACAACTTGTGGACGCCGGAACGCTGGCTAACCTGCCGGGTGGACTGAAATCCCGAGGGTTGCGCATCAAGGGTGATGACACACCCATCAGCCCGGGAGAGTTCCGAGATGTAGATGTGCCCTCGGGCGCCATCAAGGACAACATCATGACGCTTCCATACAAGGAGCCGTCACAAGTCCTGTTGCAGTTGCTAGATAAGATTACAAACGAGGGCCGCAGGCTCGGTGCCATCAGTGATATGAACATCTCCGACATGAGTGCTCAGGCACCTGTCGGTACCACGCTGGCTTTGCTTGAGCGCGTGCTCAAGCCCATGGCGGCTGTTCAGGCTCGTGTCCACTACGCGATGAAGATGGAGTTCAAGCTGCTCAAGAACATCATCGCTGAGTACGCCCCTGAAGAGTACACATACATCCCTGATCGTGGTGAAGCACGGGCACGCCAGCAAGACTACGCGATGGTCGAGGTCATCCCTGTCAGTGATCCCAACGCAAGCACCATGGCCCAGAAGGTTGTGCAGTATCAGGCCGTGCTTCAGATGGCTCAGATGTCGCCGCAGATCTATGACCTACCGCAGTTGCATCGCCAGATGATTGAGGTGCTGGGCGTTAAGAACGCTGACAAGCTGGTGCCCACGGCAGAAGATGCCAAGCCAACCGACCCAGTAAGCGAGAACATGAACGCGCTGATCGGCAAGCCTCTGAAAGCCTTCATCTACCAAGACCACCAAGCGCACTTGGCTACTCACCAAGCGTTCATGCAGGATCCGATGATTATGCAGTCTATTGGTCAGAACCCGATGGCTCAGCAGATCATGGCTTCACTGCAAGCACACATCGCAGAACACTTGGGCTTTCAGTATCGTCAGCAGATTGAGGAGCGTCTGGGCGTGCCCCTACCGCCACCCGGAGAAGAGTTGCCTGAAGAGATTGAGGTTCAGCTTTCTCGTCTTGTGGCTGACGCAGGTAAACAACTTACACAGTCGCATCAACAACAAGCCGCTCAGCAGCAAGCCCAGCAACAGGCTCAAGATCCGCTCTTCCAGTTGCAACAGGCCGAAGTGCAGATCAAGCAGCAAGAAGTCCAGCGCAAGGCGGCTAAAGACCAGATCGACGCCCAGATGGAGGCTCAGCGTCTTGCACTTGAGAAAGAGAAAGTGCAGATCGAGGCCACTAAGGAGGCCGCACGCCTACAAACCCAAGAGCGCACAGCCAAGCAGAAGACTCAACTGGACGCGCTCAAGACCTTGGCTACCACCAAGAAGCGAGAACAGTAAATGGCAAAAACCGTCTTTGACGCGCTGATTGACAAACACGAGGAGGATGTGGCCTCCGCAACCAAATTTCTTGCATCCGGCGGGTGTAAATCATTCGACGAATACAAGGAAGTAGTAGGCAGGATTCGAGGTCTCCAGCTTGCTATCCAAACCACGAAAGACCTCTCGCGTAATTTTATGGAAGATGACGACAATGACTGATGAAGTCCAGATCTCCGACGAAGAGTTGGAAGCGCAGTTACCTAAACCTGTTGGCTACCGCCTACTGATTGCCCTGCCAAAAATAGAAGAAACCTTCGAGAGTGGGATTCTTAAGGCAGACAAGACGCTGACCGAGGAGAAGATCCTCAGCATCGTTGGCCTAGTGCTCGATATGGGCGATCAGGCGTACAAGGACGAAAGTCGCTTTTCAAGCGGCCCTTGGTGCAAGGTTGGTGACTATGTGTTGTTCCGTGCCAATACCGGCACTCGATTCAGGGTCAACGGGGTGGAGTACCGCCTGATGAATGACGACTCAATCGAGGCTGTGGTGGCTGATCCGCGTGGCGTATCGCGTGCTTAAGGGGGGAAGTTATGGAAAAAGTGGAATTTGAGTTTCCTGAAGCGGAAAGTCCAAAAGGCGTTAAAGACGCTACGGAACCGACGGTCAGTGAAGCTGAAATCGAGGACGAGGTAAAAGTCTCGCCAACTGAAACAGATGGTGATGATGAGATTGCCGTCGAGATTGTTGACGACACCCCTCCAAAAGACCGTGGGCGCAAGCCTTCTGAGCCTCCACCAGAAGTTACCGACGAAGAACTCGGTGAATATTCTGAGAAGGTTCGTAAGCGGATACAACATTTTAGCAAGGGATACCACGATGAGCGCCGTGCCAAAGAGCAGGCTCTTCGTGAACGGGAGGAACTGGAGCGTCTGACTCAGGTTCTGGTCGAAGAGAACAAAAAACTCAAAGGCACCGTTACCAAGAATCAAGAAGCCCTTCTTGAGCAGGCTAAAAAGGCAGTTGCGATTGAACTTGAGCAAGCAAAATCTCAGTTCAAAAAAGCCTACGACGCCGGGGATAGTGATGCTGTTGTTGCAGCGCAGGATGCACTTACTGCTGCCAAGCTAAAAGCTGACAGAATCTCTAACTTTAAGATACCCCCTTTACAAGAAGAAACAACTGGTGTACAAATTCAACAACCCGCCCCAGCACCGAAAGCGGACACCCGGGCCATGGAATGGGCGAAAGCCAATCCTTGGTTTGGGCCTGATGAGGAAATGACAAGTTATGCGCTGGGGTTGCATAACAAACTTGTCAAAGAGAATGTCGATCCGAAATCGGATCGTTACTACGAGATGATCGATTCTCGTATGCGGCAACTCTTCCCAGATCGTTTCGATGATGGGGAGGTTGAAGAAGAACCAGCGGCAAAACCCCGCCCTAAGAAGGCGAGCGTAGTGGCACCGGCAACACGCAGCGTTGCACCCAAGAAAATCACGCTGACACAAACGCAAGTTGCTTATGCTAAGAAGTACAACATTCCGCTGGAAGAATACGCCCGACAGGTTGCTAAATTGGAGAGAGCACAAAATGGCTGAAAACAGACTAAATCGTGAGTTGACGACCCGTGAAAAATCCACGCGCAAGCGTGCTTGGGTTCGCCCTGAACTTCTTCCTACGCCTACGCCGGAAGAGGGCTATACCTATCACTGGGTGCGTTTATCTATTCGTGGTGAAGCTGATCCCATGAATGTGTCCTCCAAACTTCGTGAAGGTTGGGAACCTGTAAAGGCTTCTGACCACCCTGAAATCCACTTGGTTGGGGTCGAAAATGACCGCTTCAAAGACAATGTGGTGATTGGTGGCCTGATGCTTTGCAAAGCCCCCGTAGAGATGGTCGAAGACCGCAACGAGTTCTACAACGAACAAGCTGAGTCTCAGATCAAATCAGTCGATAATAACTTCATGCGTGAAAATGACCCCCGTATGCCTCTGTTCGCAGAGCGTAAGACCAAGGTCACTTTCGGTACTGGATCCTAATTTTTTGGAGAAATCAAAATGGCTTCTACTTCCAGCCCTTACGGCCTGAAGCCAATCAATCTGATTGGTGGACAAGCCTTCAACGGCGGTGTTATCCGTGACATTGTTCTATCTACGGACAACACTTATGCCTTTTATGTCGGTGGTGTTGTAAGACTATCTTCCGCCGGTAACCCCGACGGTATCAACGCTACTCCCACGGCTATTGACATTCCTAACGCTGCTAACGCTACCGCCGGTATCGTTGGTGTTTGCGTCGGCGTGTCTTATGTTGACCCCACCCTGAAACTTCAGTCGTTTGGTCAATATCTGCCCGCTAGTGCCATCACTGCCGGTTACACCGATGTGGTTATCCGTGTTTGTGATGATCCTGACCAGTTGTATCAGATCCAAGGTTCTGCCGCGTTTGGCACGCTGACTAACGGCCCTGCTGGCGCTGTTGGTAAGAACGCCGCTCTGGGCAACTTTGGTGGCAACGCAACCACTGGTCTTTCTACTGTTAACCTCGTTGTTGGTGCAAACGGTGGCTCTCTGGCTGCTACCACCACTCTCGCTATGCGTGTTGTGGATGTGGTTGCTGAGTCCGCTCTGGACAACTACCCCGATCTGATCGTTAAGTTCAACGTGGGCGTCCATTCTTACACCAACCCACTCGGCGTCTAAGGAGTCTGAATCATGGCTATTTCTCGTTCCCAACTACTTAAAGAACTCCTGCCGGGACTTAATGCCCTGTTTGGTATGGAGTACAAGCGCTACGGCGAAGAGCACAAAGAGATTTACGAAACTGAATCCTCTGAGCGCTCGTTTGAAGAAGAAACCAAGTTGTCTGGCTTTGGTGCCGCCCCAGTTAAAGCTGAAGGTGCTGCCATCGCTTATGACAACGCTCAGGAAGCATGGACGGCTCGTTACACTCACGAGACCATCGCCATGGGCTTCTCCATCACTGAAGAGGCGATGGAAGATAACCTGTACGACAGTCTGTCGTCTCGTTATACCAAGGCTCTGGCCCGTGCTATGGCTTACACCAAGCAGGTTAAAGCTGCCTATGTCCTGAACAAGGGTTTCACTGGTACTGGCAACCCCACCTACGGCGACGGTCAAGTTCTGTTCTCGACCGCTCACCCTCTGGTTTCGGGTGGCACCAACAGCAACCGCCCCACCACCCCTGCTGACCTGAACGAGACTTCTCTGGAAGCCGCCGTTATTCAGATCGCTGCATGGACGGACGAGCGTGGTCTGCTGATCGCTGCCAAGCCCCGTAAGTTGATCGTTCCTCCTGCACTCCAGTTCGTTGCAACTCGTTTGCTCGAAACCGAACTGCGTGTCGCTACGGCTGACAACGACATCAACGCCATCCGTAACAACGGTTCCATCCCCGAAGGCTATGCCGTCAACCACTTCCTGACGGACACCAACGCATGGTTCCTGACCACGGATGTGCCTAACGGTCTGAAGCACTTCGTTCGTATGCCGATGAACACCTCGATGGACGGAGATTTTGATACAGGGAATGTTCGCTACAAAGCACGCGAGCGTTACAGCTTTGGCGTTTCGGATCCTCTGGGTATCTATGGATCGCCCGGTGCATCCTAAGCAGCATAAGGCTTCGCAAGGAACCCCCGGCGTCAAACCCGGGGGTTTTTTAAACCACAAAAGTGGCATACACTACATAAAAAGGAGTTGTTTATGCCATATAAAACCGATATTTGCGGCGTGTACAAAATTGTGAACAAGGCAACTTATCAATGTTATGTAGGCCAATCTCAGCGATGTAAAAAACGCATCAAGGAACATTTCCGATTGTTGCGGTACAACAAACACTCAAACCAACATTTGCAACGAGCCTACAACAAGTATGGGGCGGAAAATTTTTATGGCGCCATTGAAGTTGAGTGCAATAATTTAGAAGAGTTAGATCGTTTGGAAGAAGCATTTATACAGGGTGATGCTTGGTTTGAAGAACCTACGATTTACAACATAGCTGACTTTGCAAAAGCCCCAATGCGCGGTAAAACCCACAGCGAAGAGGTTCGTGAAAGGATACGACTTGGTAGAAGGGCATCTACATTTGACTACCACAGCGTTGAATATCGAAACACGCTGTCAAAAGCTCAAATGGCCCGCTTTCATGCGGACCCAAAATATGTTGCAAAGCTAAAATTCATTGTAGAGAATGACCACATGTCTTACGCAGAACGCGCAAGACAACTAGGCACAGACACTAGCGCCACTAGGCGTCTTGCACTAAAATATCAACACTTAAAAGGAGTCCTATAATGGCCCAAACTCGATTTACCGGCCCGGTACTTTCCGATAACGGTTTTCAGACTGTCTCGATCAACTCCACCACTGGTGCTGTTACTACTTCCCCCGTTTCTCTTGGTGCCTCTGGCATCGTTGCCGCTCCTGTTTCGCTGGCTGACGGTAACGCTACGCTGACTGCTGCCGCTAACGGTGGTGGTGTGATCAACCTTGTACCTAACGGTACGCAAGACAACACCTATACCCTGCCCGCTCCTGTGGCTGGTACTTCTTTCCAGTTTGTTTATGCTGGCGGTGCCGCTGATGCCACTGACTTCATCATCAATACGGGTTCAGATACCAACTACTTCATTGGTGGCGTGACTTTCCACGATACGGATGACGGCGCTGTTTCGGTGGTCTTCTCTGATGGCAACTCCAACAGCAAACTGCAAGTCAATGTCCCTGCCGCTGCAAACATTACTGTGATTGCTAAGGACGCAACGAACTGGCAAATCTTCGGCACCGCTGTTGGCGCGACTGCTCCTGCATTTGCTGACCAGTAATAGGAGGCCACCATGCCTACTATGCAAACTGATGTCTTAGCGACAAAGCCGCTAACATCTACTGGTAACTTCAAAACGCAGGGGGATGACGACATTCCTCGTGTGCGTATCAAGACTATTTACACGGTCAACGATACAAGTGCGGGGTCTGTTGTAATCCGTGAAGGCGGTGCGTCGGGCAACATCATTGCTACGATCAACACTGCGGCTTCTGGCACTGCGGGATACACCATCATCCCTCTACCCGGTGAAGGTATTCTGTGTAAAGAAGGTGCGTTACACGGAACGATTACCAACACAACTTCGGTAGTCCTTTTTTACGGGTGATCAAATGGCGAAAAAGGGCGTTTCCTTAGCGGTTGGTAGAGGCGAAAAGCTGCCAGTGTCGAAAGGTGCTGGTCTGACCGCTAAAGGTCGCGCCAAATACAACGCTGCTACCGGATCAAACCTCAAGGCTCCTGCACCAAATCCCAAGACTAAAAAGGACGCAGCACGGCGCAAGTCGTTCTGTGCCCGCATGTCTGGGATGCCGGGGCCGATGAAAGACGAGAAAGGTAGGCCGACTCGTAAAGCGGCTAGTTTGAAACGATGGGGCTGCTAAATGGAGATGATGCTGTGGAATGTCATTCTGAGCGCTATTGTGGGAATCATGGCCTTCTTGATTAAAGGCAAGTTTGATGAACTCCAGCGGATCAGCATTTTGTTGAACCGCACTAGAGAGGAGGTTGCTCGTGATCACATCACTCGTGCAGAAGTTAGGGCAGATCTGGAAAAAATTCGTGAACATTTTGACGACGGCTTTAAGCGGCTTGAAAGCAAAATTGACGCGCTTACTGAAAGGAGCCGGTAATGGCTAATCAGAGTCCGATGTACAAAAAACCCACCGATGCCCAGCGCAAAAAGATTGACACTGCGCGGATGCGCACCCGTCAGGGTATGGAGGGCCAGAAAGACTTCTTGTCCAAAATCTCCACCACCATGGCTAAAGATGCCCGTGATGAAGAGAAGATGGGTCGTCGCATGATGGAGCAAGTGCCTGAGTCTGTTCGTCGTTACGAGGCAGAAGAAGGTGCACCCCCCATGGGGCCGTACAAGAAGGGTGGCAAGGTTAAGACCAAGAAGTACGCTAAGGGTGGTTCAATCGATGGTTGCGCCCGTAAGGGTAAAACGAAAGGACGGATGGTATGAAAAACGAAATGGCAATGATGAAGAAAAAGGGCCGTGGTATGGCTAAGGCTGCTATGCAGAAGAAGGCCACCCCCATGGGTATGGGTATGGGCATGAAGAAAGGCGGCAAAGTCCATGAGGATGTCAAGAAAGACAAGCCCATGATGGAAAAAGTCGCTAAGAAGGCTGTCAAAGGCCACGAAGCCCGTATGCACGGCTCCAAGAAGATGATGGGCGGCGGTATGGCCTACAAATCTGGCGGCGGTGTTGATGGTTGCGCTACCAAAGGCAAAACCAAAGGCAAGATGGTCAAGATGGCCTACGGCGGAAAGACTTGCTAAATGCGTGCGTCACGCGGCATGGGGGATATGAACCCCAAGAAACTCAAAGCCATCACCAAGCGTGATGGTGCTGAACCTGTCCAGATGTACAAGGATGGAGGTAAGGTTTCCCGTGTAAACGAAGCTGGCAACTACACCAAACCGGGGATGCGCAAAAGCCTGTTTAACAAGATCAAGGCTGGCGGCAAGGGCGGTGCCCCGGGGCAGTGGAGCGCGAGAAAGGCCCAGATGTTGGCTGCACAGTATAAGAAGTCAGGCGGCGGATACAAAGACTGATGAAACCAAGAATCACAGACACACTAACCTACAACCCCAAGCGGGACGGCAATGTGTTTCAGTGGATCTTAGAAGCATCTGAGGTGTACCGTCAGATAAAAAAGGATCAGATCGATGCCGTTAAAGAAGCCTCAGCAAAGTCTAAAAGACTGGACTACCCAGAAATGGCGAACTAAAAGTGGTAAGCCGTCCACTCAGGGGTCAAAGGCAACTGGGGAGCGTTATCTCCCAGAGGCAGCGATTAAGTCACTTTCACCGTCTGAGTACGCCGCAACAACGAAGGCTAAACGGGCTGGAAAGCGAGCAGGAAAACAGTTTGTCGCCCAGCCTAAGAAAATTGCTGAGAAAACTAGGGGGTATCGATAATGGCTAAAAGTTTTCCCGACCTAACCGGTGACGGGCAAGTCACCAAGGCGGATGTTCTGAAGGGCCGTGGCGTCTACAAAAAAGGCGGCAAGGTCGAAGAGAAATGGATCCAAAAGGCTATCAAGAAGCCCGGTGCTTTGAAGAAGTCTCTTGGTGTGGCTAAAGACAAACCCATCCCCGCCAAAAAACTGGCGGCTGCGGCGAAGAAGCCCGGTAAAATGGGCCAGCGTGCACGCCTTGCACAGACCCTTAAAGGACTCAAGAAGTGACTACCTCCGGTTCTACCAGTTTCAACATGGAGTTCACCGAGATCGCCGAAGAGGCGTGGGAGCGGGCTGGGCGCGAGATGCGTTCTGGTTACGACCTGCGTACTGCACGGCGGTCGATGAACTTGCTTACTATTGAGTGGGCTAACCGTGGTCTGAACCTGTGGACGATCGAAGAAGGCACGATTGCTTTGAACAACGGACAAGCAACTTACGACTTGCCGCTCGATACGATCGACTTAATAGAACATGTTGTCAGGACAGGCACTGGAGTCAACCAGCAAGATCTTTCTATTTCTCGAATTTCTGTTTCGACCTACGCCACCATCCCGACAAAAACGGCACCCGGGCGTCCGATCCAAGTCTGGGTGCAACGGCGCACAGGTCAAACTTATCCTGCAACCAGCGGCTATGAACCCGGAGAAACCGCAAATCCTCGGGTAACCCTGTGGCCTGTACCCAACCAAGACAGTTACTACACGCTGGTTTACTGGCGCCTGCGCCGGGTACAAAACGCCGGGGCTGGTACTGAGACTGCTGACATCCCGTTTCGCTTCTACCCCTGCCTTGTGGCGGGGCTGGCTTACTACATCGCCATGAAGACGCCTGAGTTGGCAGAGCGCATCCAGATGTTGAAGGCCGTCTACGACGAGCAGTTTGACCTAGCCGCCGGTGAAGACCGAGAGAAAGCCTCGGATCGGTTTGTTCCACGCATCTTCATGCCGCATTAACCATGGGGAATAAGTTTACCGCCGGACACAAAGCGATCTCGGATTGCGATCGTTGTGGGCATCAATTTAAGTTGAAGGTTCTGCGGGAGTTGGTCATCCGCACTAAGAATACAAACATCTTAGTGTGTCCTCAATGTTGGGATCCTGACCACCCACAGAACATGCAGGGGATGTATCCTGTTGAAGATCCACAGGCGTTGAGAGATCCACGCCCTGACTTGTTGATGTACTACGGGTCGCCGTCACGGGACATTCAGTGGGGGTGGAACCCAGTTGGTTTTAACAATGTACTTCGGTTGCCGGTGCCTGATAATTTAGAGGCGCTGAGTGGGGTAGGAAGCGTTACAGTAACAACTTCTTAGGAGTAGAACATGCAATACAAACAACCACAAAAAACTCCGGTGCCCAACACCGCAGGATACCCAAACAACGTGCCTAATACGCAAACTGTCAAGACTCGTGGTACAGGTGCGGCTATTAAAGGTACGAAATCGTCTAAAAAACTGGGGTAAACCGTGAACTACACGGAACTGACGGCTAACATACAAGAGATCTGCGAGAACGAGTTTTCCGCAGACCAATTGGCTATGTTCACAGAACAGGCCGAGCAGAAGATCTATTCGTCAATTGATCTACCCGCCCAACGGTTTAACGATACGGGTGTGCTTACGGCCTCTAATAAGTACTTAGCAATGCCAACGGGCATGTTGTATGTGTATTCGCTGGCGGTTATTGATACCGGTGAGTACTATTACCTGCTCAATAAGGATGTGAACTTCATCCGCGAGGCGTACCCCAACCCTACTACCACGGGGCGTCCCCAGCACTATGCCTTCTTTGATAAGAACACGATGATTCTTGGGCCTACGCCCAACTCAGCGTACACGGTTGAGTTCCACTACAGTGCTTATCCTGAGTCAATTGTGACCGCCGGAACCACTTGGCTGGGAGATAACTTTGATTCCGCACTGCTGAACGGTGCCTTGATTGAAGCCATCCGCTTCATGAAGGGCGAGCCAGACATCATTGCCAACTACGAGAAGCTGTATCTCCAATCAATTACCTTGCTGAAGAACTTGAGCGATGGTAAGTTGCGCCAAGATATGTACAGAGATGGTCAACCAAAGACAAAGGTGTCATAAATGTTGGCATATCTTGACAAAATTCAGGTGGCTACTACGGAAGGTCGTGGTTTTTCGCCGGAGGAACTCGCCCAACGGGCTGCGGATAAGATTATTTCGGTCGGTGACCAAGCACACCCTGTTATTAGAG